AGTATAAGAAGAATATAGAGAATAGGGTATTAAACAACGTAGGTTTTGAAATTATCAAGTGGTTTGGATTAAAAGATGACTTTAGTGAAACTACAGGAGTTGATGTAGCACAACCAGTTCTACCTGGTAAACATAATGCCGAAAAGAATACAGATTTAAAAGAAGCATTCAGTTTAGATGATGAAGTAAAGTTTCTTCTTGAGGTAGATGGGATGTTGTTAGAAGAGGGAGTTAAGTTTAATAACTTTCTTAAAGATTGGTCTAAAAAAGGAAAACAACCATTAGACAAAGTTAGAAAAACAATGATGAACAAGAACACTTTTTCTATTGCTAAGTTAAATGACTTTAATGTAGATAAAGTATTAGACAATGCTAAAAAAGGTTTCAAAGCATATCAGAAAGTTATTAATTATGTTCCTGATAAGATAGCAAAAAAATTAGCAAAGACTAAGTTTGGAGAAAAGAAAGAAAAAGGATTAAAGAAGTTAGATAACTTTTTACAGAAAAATCCAAAACTAAAAAGAGTAATGGGTGTAGCCGCAGCTGCTGGTGTAACTTATGCTTGGACAAAGATGACTTTCATCGGAGATCCAGAATACGATTTGGATTTATCCGCTGCTGCTTCAGCAGCTGCAGCTGGTGATTACACAATGTCAGATTTATTTAGTGGTGAGATGGGAACTAAGTTCTTAATTCTTACTGCTGTAGGTGCTACTACAGGTTTGACTGCACCTTATACAAAGATTTTAGGTAGTGTTGGAACTATGGCAGCTGGTGTTTCGTTTGGTGCTTATAGAGCTATTAAAAAAAGTAGACAAAAGAAAGCTGATGCAAAAAAGAAAGCATCTACACCAGACACCGTAAAAAATCCAAACCCAAGAGGAAGAAAGAAAACGATTGGTCGTCAAAGTGCAGTTAGATGGGTAGCAAAGAATAAAGGTTCTAAAGCAGCACAGAAATACAGTAAAGGACTATCAGAAACAAAATTATTTGCACCAGATTGGTGGACACAAGAATTAGATTTAAAAGAAGCATTTGCAGTTAGAGGTAGTAAAGTAGAAAAGTTTATTACAGGTAAGAACCTAACACATAAGGGTAGGAAGTATAAAGAGATAGAGTTTGAAACAATAAAAGTAGACAATCCTAAAAAAATGGTTACATTGAGAATCTTAGCACCCAAAAACTTATTTGGACAAAAAGTGCCTGTAAGATTTCAAACATTAAGAAGAGGTCCATTCTTAAAAACAGATACAAAGAAAAAAGTTAAAGAACAAATAGATAAATCAAGTGAAACAAAGGAGTTATTACTTATGGGAGGAGCAGCAGGTCATATGAGTCATCCTTTCGATGACAACCATTTAACATTCGGTGATTTTAAAAACATCATCAATATGAGTTTAGAGGGAAAACTAAGTCGTGAAGATAATGTTACAGAGAAACTTGACGGACAAAACTTAATGATAAGTTATGTAGATGGAGAGTTAAGAGGAGCTCGTAATAAAGGACATCTAAAGATGTTTGGTAAAACCTCATTGAATGTAGCTGGTATGAAAAGTGTATTTAGTGGTAGAGGTGATATAGAAAAGGCATTTGTTGGTTCTATGAAAGATTTAGAGAATGCAATAGGTAAATTATCAGATAAACAAAAAGAAAAGGTATTTGGTAATGGTAGTAAATGGATGAACTTAGAGATTATGTATCCTGCTACAGCAAACGTTATTGATTATGATGTATCTGAATTATTCTTTCATGGTAGTGTAGAGGTTAATGAAGATGGAACTGTAAAAAGTCAAGTAACAGATAGTGCAAGAATGTTAGAGGGAATGATTAGACAAGCAAACGCTAATATTCAAAAGAGATTTAAGGTATCTAAACCAGTAGTTTTAAACTTACCTAAAGTTCAAGACTTCTCTAAAAAGAAAAAATATTTTTTATCGAAGTTGAGAAAGTTACAGACTATTTATAATCTGAAGGATAATGATACTTTAGGTATGTATCATGAAATGTATTGGAGAGAATATATCTTTAATGCTGCAAAACAAAAAAAGTATAGGATTCCAAGAAATATTTTAGAAGCATTGGTAAAAAGGTGGGCTTATTTCAACAAGTCGTTCAGATTGGACAAAAAAAGTATTAAACATGAGAAGTTTTTAGGTTGGGCTAAGGGTGTTGATAAGTTTGACCATAAGAAGTTAGCTTATGAAAACATAAAACCACTTGAATTGTTGTTTTTAGAGTTAGGTGCAGAGATATTGAAGAATTTAGAAGGATTTTTAGCAGTTAATCCTAAAAAAGCAGTTCAGAAGATTAAAAAAGACTTAAAATCAGCAATATCTGGTTTAAGAACATCAAAAGACATTAAAAAAATAGATTTATTGAAGAAAAACTTAAACAAAATTAATTCTATAGGTGGAACACAAGCAATAGTTCCATCAGAGGGATTAGTTTTTAAATATAAAGGTAAAATGTATAAATTTACAGGAGCATTTGCTCCAGTAAACCAAATTGTGGGTGCATTGAAATTTTAAGGTAATATATGGGTTATAGTAGAGACAATGAAAGACAAAACAAGGTTCTTGGTGATTTAATTAGTGGTCAAACACCTGAAAAAAGAGTTATGGTTGGTTATGAGGGTGATAAAGAAATAAAGCATGGTGATAAGGTAGATAGACTATCTGATATCATGAAAGATGCTAGGATGCCCTGGTTTTGTCCAGCTTGTAAGAAGACAATGAAAAAACGTTTAGATGATAAGATGTGGTTATTGTATAATCATTGTTTTGATTGTCAGATTGATTTTGAAAACAAACTTCGTTTAGAGGGTAAGTTTGAAGAGTGGGAACAAAATAAAGTTACTGCAAATCAAAAATCATATCTTGAAGACTTGTTAGTAGATTTAGATGAGTGGAGAAATACGAAGATAGAGTTCCAAGAACAGGTTGGTGTTCAAGATATGGAGATGCAAAAGGAAAAATGGACACAAAACCAAGAACAAGTAAAAGAAATGGCTGATAAAGCAGAAGAATTTATCAGAAAAACATTAAAAGAAATAGAATAACTATTTATATATATGAAGAACCTTTACTTTAAAAAGAACAATTATTATCTTGTTCCTGGTGCTACTTGTAACGAGATACACGCTGTTTTACACGATATGAAAAAGTTAGCAGAGTTGTATCTGTCTGATATAGAGGATTTAGACGAAGATAGTGAAAGGTTTGAAGAAGCAATGATTATTTTTGAATTTGTAATAAACAAATTTTTAAAAGTAAATGAATTTGATTCTCTACAAATAGGTGGAGTTGAATCTTCAATAACATTTAACGAATTATTAAAATCTGCTGGTCTTAAAAAAGCTGGTAGTCGATAGGAGAGAAATATGGCAACTAATTATCAACCAAGTTCATCTATTAATCAGCATCCAAGTGATTATGATCAATTTCAGAAATTTGGGCACCCTGGAAAATACAAGTCATTGAAAATAATTAACAATGCGACAGGTAGTTTCACAGCGTCAGATTATGGAGCAGGTGCAATTATTTTAGGTGAAGCATCAACAACTGGACATGCTGACTTATCAGGTGGTGGAAGAGTAAATCTTGCACACTTGACAAAGGGAGTTCAGTATGATTTTTCACTAAAAGAAGTAGCTTGTAATGCAAAGGTAGTATACGTATTGATACGAAATCCAAAGATAAGCTAATGGACAAGAACTATAAAGAGATTATAAAGAAAGAATATTTAAGGTGTGCAGCTGATCCGATTTACTTCCTAAAGAAGTATTCGTTTATTCAGCACCCTATTAAGGGTAAAATACCATTCTCTCTTTATGACTTTCAAGAGAAAACTTTAGAAGAGTTTTCACAGAACAAACTTAATGTAATCTTGAAAGCACGACAGTTAGGTATTAGTACCTTAACTGCTGGATATTCTTTATGGATGATGACGTTTCATCAAGACAAAAACGTTTTGGTGATTGCAACTAAACAAGATACTGCTAAAAACTTGGTAACAAAGGTTCGTGTGATGCACGCTAATCTTCCAAGTTGGTTAAAACAACCTTGTGTTGAGGATAATAAACTAAGTTTAGCATATAAAAATGGTTCTCAAATAAAAGCTGTATCAAGTGGAGAAGATAGTGGTCGTTCAGAAGCTCTATCTTTACTGATACTTGATGAGGCAGCGTTTATTGATAAGATTGATGTGATATGGGCAGCTGCATCACAGACATTATCAACTGGTGGTCAATGTATAGCATTATCTACACCGAATGGTGTTGGTAATTGGTTTCATAAAACATGGAGTGACTCAGAAGATGGGTTAAATGATTTTAACTTTATAAAACTTCATTGGACTGTTCATCCTGAGAGAGGACAAGAGTGGAGAGATGAACAAGACAGATTATTAGGACCAGCGTTAGCTGCTCAAGAATGTGATTGTGACTTTATCACTTCAGGACAAAATGTTATTGATGGTGTTATTTTAGAAGAAATGAAAAATACCACGTGTAAAGAACCTATCGAAAAACGTGGTATTGATAGTAATCTATGGGTTTGGGAGCCAGCAGATTACACAAAAGATTATATAGTATGTGCTGACGTTAGTAGAGGAGACTCTACAGACTATTCTGCTTTTCACGTTATAGAATTGGAAAGTTGTAAACAGGTAGCAGAATACAAAGGTAGAATATCTACAAGAGACTATGGTAATATGTTAGTGAACGTAGCTCAAGAGTATAATGAAGCACTACTTGTTGTGGAGAATAACAATATTGGTTGGGCAGCAATCCAACAGATAATAGACAGAGATTATCAGAACTTATTCTACACATCAAAAGATTTAAAGTATGTTGATACTCAGAGACAAGTTCATAACAAGCACTATAGAGAAGAAAAACAAATGGTGCCTGGTTTTACAATGTCTATGAAAACAAGACCATTGGTTATAGCAAAATTAGAAGAATTTTTTAGAGAAAAAGCAGTTGATGTTCAATCACATAGGTTAATTGATGAGCTGTTTGTATTTATATATAATGGACAAAAAGCAGAAGCAATGAGAGGTTACAATGATGACTTAGTGATGTCTTTTGCTATGGGATTATGGATAAGAGAAACTGCTCTACGATTAAGAGCAGAGGGTATTGAATTATCAAAGAAAACCTTATCTAATATAAATGCACATGAAGGTGTTTATTCTCCTGAAGAAAATAAAAACGATTCTTGGATATGGGAACATGGTGGAGGTCCAAACAAACAAAAAGAGTCCTTAGAGTGGCTACTTAATTAAAGAGGTAAATGATGGCTGATAAATCATTATTTGGAAGATTACAACGACTATTCTCAAACAATGTAATTGTTAGGAATGTTGGTGGTAAGAAACTAAAGATAGCTGACACAGATAAAGTTCAGCATATAGCAAAGAGCAATCTTATTGATAGATTCACAAAATTATATTCTGGCTATGGAGCTAGTGCAACTACAGATGCAGTTCATAAGAAATCATTGAGGTTAGGATTATTCAAAGATTACGAATCAATGGATAATGATGGTATTATTTCTTCAGCATTAGATATCTACGCTGACGAATCAACAATGAAATCCGAATATGGTAGTGTCTTAGAGATACAAACAGAAAATGAGAATATAAAAGCAATATTACATAACTTGTTTTATGATATATTGAATATAGAGTTTAATTTGTGGCCGTGGGTTCGTAATATGTGTAAGTATGGTGATTTCTTTTTACATTTAGAAATCAACGAAAAGTATGGTATTACAAACGTAGCACCACTTTCAGCATATGATGTAGCAAGAGTAGAAGGAATAGATCCAGAAAATCCACACTATGTTAAGTTTGTTTTAGAACAAGGAACAAATGAGAGTTCAACATACACCTCTACAAAGCCACGCCAATCAGAATTAGAAAATTTTGAAGTAGCACACTTCAGATTACTTTCAGATTCCAACTTTCTTCCATATGGTAAGTCAATGATTGAACAAGGAAGAAAGACTTGGAAACAGTTATCACTTATGGAAGACGCTATGATGATACATCGTATTATGAGAGCACCTGAGAAGAGAGTTTTCCAAATAGACATTGGAAACATTCCACCTGCAGAAGTTGATAACTATATGCAAAAGATTTTAAATAAGATGAAGAAAACACCTATTATCGACCAAGCAAGTGGTGAATACAATCTAAAGTATAATATGCAGAATATTACTGAAGATTTCTTCTTACCTGTTCGTGGTGGAGATAGTGGAACAAGAATTGAATCACTTCCTGGTTTATCTTATGAAGCAGTAGAAGATATAGATTATCTAAAGAATAAACTTTTAGCAGCACTTCGTGTTCCTAAAGCATTTCTTGGATATGAAGAATCACTTGGTAGTAAAGCAACACTTGCAGCAGAAGATGTAAGGTTCGCAAGAACTATCGAAAGAATACAAAGAATCACGATATCAGAGTTGACTAAGATTGCTATTGTTCACTTATACGCACAAGGTTATCAAGACGCAGACTTAGTAGATTTTGAATTAGATCTTACAAATCCATCCACAATATATGAAACTGAAAAAGTTGAGTTGTGGAATAGTAAAACACAGTTAGCATCTTCTATGTTACAAGATGGTATAGTTTCTACAGAGTGGATTTATAAGAATGTATTTAATTTTACCGATGATAAGATTAAAGAGATGGATAATCAGATTGTATTTGATTACAAACAAAAGTTTAGACGTTCTCAGATAGAGAGTGAGGGTAACGACCCTGCAAAGAGTGGAGAAGCTCAAGGAACACCATCAGACAACCAAGCAGGTAGGACAGGACATGAGTTAGATGATGAAGGTGGTTCACCTCCTGGTGGATTTGAAGGTGCGGGAAGACCAAAAGAAGGTGGAAAATACGGAAAAGATAGTGGAGCTAGAGGTAGAGATCCTTTAGGTGCACATGACAAGAAAAAACAGTATAATCCAGGCTTAGCACTCGCCCATTTTGATGGTTTGAAAA